AGAACTGAAAATGTAACACCATTTATTGTTTCTTATTGGCAGGGTTCTATTCAACTTAATCCACCTATTGATTCCTGGGTTGAGGAATCTTTTGTTACCTCAACAAGTTCCAATGAAGTAACTACAACTGTACCTCCTAATTCTGCTCCGGCTTTGGGTACTGGATCAATAGTCAGTACTACATCAGTTAGTGGATCAACAAATGATAGAGATCGCAAACAAGGTGAAGGTGCTGTTGTTTACACACCAGAACCTATCATTAATCTTGGTCCACAAGCTACTCAATGGATCACAAATGCTAAGAGCATTTTAAGTTCTGTTACTAGTTTTGGTGGCTATTCTGTAAAAAATTGGACTAATAATGGCACTTTAGCTACTAATCATTGGAATAGTGCTTCCTTTGTAACACAAGATACTATCCACTTAGAGTGGGATACTTATTCTGATAAATTAAATAAGGCTGATATTGATCTTATTAATCAATTATTGCCGCCTGATGTTGCGAGTGCCTACATTACTGAGATCAAGGCCCAAAAACAACATGCTGCTGTCATTAATTTCAGGCCCGCTGACTATTTTGGTGAAAATACCCCTACCACTCAACAAACGGTAACGAGTACTTCAACTATTATTATACCACCTCAAGTTACTATAAATGAAACAAGTTCATCATCAACTTCAAACTACACGGAAATTGTCAGGTACCTAAGAAGTAGAAACATTGAATTTGATGCCAAAGGATTGAAACCCCTAACAGAATTTAATTCTTTCTTTGAAGGAATTAACGTTGCCAACTATGTTTTCCCCAAGTTACTTCAAATCACTATGGTTTCTGGTAAATTCCAGATTGGTGAAACTGTAGAAAGTGATTCTCATTTTACCTCAGGTAAAATTAAGTTCCGTGTTTGTAAGCCAAATCACAGAACAGGCTCATTTAATAATCCAACTGACGTATATAAGTTAATTCCTTATACACAAACTGCTCCCGCGAGCGATTATTCTGAATCTTCTACTTTTATCAACGTTGATACTAGAGCACTTCAGTTGCCATCCGAAGTTGAATACTATGGTCTGGCTCTCAAGAACATGACTCTAATCGGTAAGACTTCGGGGGCAGTTGCAAAAATAACCGCTACTAAGTTAATTTCAGATTTTCAGGGTAGGTTGATTGGATCTTTGTATGTACCAGATCCAAAAACATCAGGAAATCCAAGTTGGATTAATGGTAATAATACTTTATTACTAACTGATTCTAATACATTAAATCAAGTACGTCTAGATGAAATTATTGCAAACCAAAGAGTAAATCAAAGTAGTGCCCAGGCAGATTTTACATCAAATGCAGTAAAGAATATTATAGAGACTAATATTATAACAACAAGAAATGTGAGGATAGTTCCTAGTCGTACTATCACAACACAAACGACTAAAGTTATTACTGTCCCAGGAACCAGCGGCCCTGCTATTGATATTTTCTCTTCTCCCGACCCTCTTGCTCAGTCTTTCTATGTGACTCCACCTAATGGTATTTTCGTTACCTCAATTGATGTTTATTTTGAGACAAAAGACGAAAGTGTTCCGGTGACATTACAACTCCGTTCTATGGTTGCTGGTGTTCCAAGTACTGTTGTCATTCCATTCTCAGAGGTAACACTAAGTCCAGAGGATATTAATCTTTCTATTGACGGAAGTGTTTCTACTCGGTTTACTTTCCCATCCCCAGTTTACTTAAAAGGCCCACAATCACAAGAAGTTAGACAATCTCCAATTGGAAGTAAGCAAACATCAGAATATGCTATTGTCCTCTTGTCCAATAGTTCTAACTATCGGGTATTCATCTCCCAGATGGGAGAAAACGACATTTTAACTGGGGTTAAAGTTTCACAACAGCCTACTCTAGGTAGCCTATTCAAGTCTCAAAACGCCTCTGTTTGGTCGCCTTCTCAACTTGAAGACCTCAAGTATAAAATTTATAGAGCGGACTTTGTTTCAAATGGATTAGTTAGATTCTACAACCCAATACTTTCTAATAAGAATAAGAAAGTAACCATAACTGGACCTAATCAATTCTTACCACTATCAAAGCGGGCTATTGTCGGTATTGCTTCTACTAACTATAACACAACACAAATAGTACCGGGAGTTACAATTAATCAAGATCAGGCTTCTGCTAAACTATTCGCCATTGCTGGTGACATCTTAGTTGGTGCTGGAGTTACCGTATCTAATGCAGGCATTGGGTATACTAATGGGACATTTAATAATGTAGAACTTCTAACCGAAACCGGATATGGTAGAGGAGCAACGGCAAACGTCGTAGTTTCTGCTAATCAAATAAATTCAGTTTCCATTGTTAATGGTGGTAATGGTTATTCAGTTGGAGATACCTTAAACATTCCAGAAATTGGACAAAATGTAGGATTTGGTGGTCAAGTTGTTGTTAGCTCGGTAAATTCCCTCAATACTTTTGTTCTTTCGGACATTCAAGGTACTTTCTCTGCTGGAGTTTCAACAGTTAGTTATGTTAATTCTTCTGGTGTTACTACTACCGTAGGTGCTGGTGTAACCATTTCAAGTGTTTATCCTGATAATTATTATGATGGTAGACATCTAAAAGTTTATCACATGAATCATGGTATGCACTCTACTGAAAATTATGTAAAAATTAGTAAGTTCAGACCTGATAATACATCAACAAATACTAAATCAACTACTCAGATTAGTTCAACTGGGACAAATACGATAAATGTTGTCTCTACTTCTGGCTTTGAAACATTTGAAAATAAGCCAGTTAATGGGTCTAATCCTGGATACGTGATAATTGGTGATGAGGTGATTAGATATACTTCATATACAGCAACTACATTAACAACACTGACTAGAGGAATTGCCGGAACTCAGGCTCAGTCCTACAATTCTGGTGTTCCGATTTATAAGTATGAGTTTAATGGCATCTCATTGAGAAGAATCAATAAGACTCATAATTTTGCCGAAGTTGATATTGAAACACATCCTATTGAACTTAACAGTTATTATGTAAAGATAGATACTGATAATCTTGATTTTGATAATACTGAAATAGGTACTAGTAGATCAGATCTTTATTTCAATACCACAATACAGTCTGGTGGTCCAGGAGTTAATTTAACTAATAACATTCAGTTTGAAGCTCTAACTCCTAATATTGCAAACATTGTCCCACCGAACACAAGTCTATCTTCAAGAATAAGAACCTTTACATCCACCAGTATTAGTGGCAACGAAAAGTCATTCTCTGATTCTGGCTTTACTAATATTGATCTGAATAATATTACTTACTTTGCGAATCCCCAATTAGTAGCCTCAGAAGTAAATGAAGATAGATTCATTAATGAATCACCTGGAAATAGATCCTTTACCATGGAGTTCTTGATGTCAACTGAAGATTCATTTGTTTCTCCAGTTGTTGATACGATCAATACATCAGTAATTCTAACTACTAACCTAATCAACTCTCCAGTAGTAGGGTCCTATGCTGATGACAATAGTGTAAGAAGTCTGTATGCTGACAATCATAATGCCATCTACGTATCTAAGCCAGTAAGATTACAGATTCCTGCCAACTCATTGAAAGTTCTACTTTCTGCAAGCAGAAATAACCTAAATGACGTTCGCGTTCTTTATCAACTCTACCGAGATGATGCACCCGATAGTGCTAATAACTTTGAACTATTCCCTGGTTACTCAAACTATCAAATTGATGGTCAAGGAATAAAGAGAGTTGTAAATCCCGCCAGTAATGATGGCTCTGCGGATTTCTTCACTCAAGAATCATCAAACACCGGATTCAAAGATTACGAATATTCAGTTGATGATCTGCCTGATTTTAATGCATTTGCTATTAAGATTATCATGGCATCAACAAACCAGGCCACTCCTTCTATCATCAAGGATCTAAGAGCTATTGCAACCGTTAAGCCTAGAGTATAATGTACCTTAAAGTAAAAGACAAAAACTATCTTGAAAGGGATGCCCTTAGCAATGGTGTGGTGAGTACTGATCTACAAAACTATCAAAAATACGTGGAAACTTACAAAGAAAAGTTTAATGAAAGACAAAAAATCAAGCAGTTAGAAACCGACATGGAAACCATTAAAGGTGATCTTTCTGAAATAAAAATGATGTTATTACAGGTATGTAAGAATGAATCCAAATGACATACAACTTGAGTCAATGAACCGGGCTTTTGAATATGAAAAACTGTCAAGGGACATTGATACTATAGATAGTATTGATGATCTAAGAAAGTTTTCAAAATATTTTCTTAAACTTTATCTTAAGCAACAGGAAGTTATTGCAATTCTATAATGGCCAAACCATCATCCAGACAACAACTCATTGATTATTGCCTAAGAAAATTGGGCGCTCCTGTATTGGAGATTAACGTTGCTCAAGAGCAGCTAGAGGATCTTGTTGATGATGCAGTTCAGATATTTCAAGAAAGGCATTTTGATGGTGTCGCCCAGACTTTTTTAAAGTATAAAATTACTCAAGCAGATATTGATCAAGCAAGAGGAAAGGCTAACGTAGGTATTACAACAGTAACTGGAACTTATAAAAATTTCCAGTTTGAAGAAAATGGAAACTATCTTCAGATTCCTGATTATGTTATTGGTATTAATCGTGTCTTTAAGTTTAACGGCACTAATAATATTTCCAATAACATGTTTAACATCAAGTACCAATTGTTCTTGAATGATGTTTATTATTGGGGCTCTATGGAGCTGCTTACGTATACGATGACCATGAGGTATCTAGAGGATATTGATTGGATCCTGAATACCGAAAAGCAGATCAGGTTCAATAAAAGAGAAGATAAACTATACATTGATGTTGATTGGGCTTATGCCGATGTTGATACCTATATTATCATTGATTGCCATAGGGCTCTTGATCCTGCAGAATCAACTAAGGTATGGAATGATTCATTTCTTAAGCGTTATCTGACCGCAACTATTAAGCGACAATGGGGCCAGAATCTACTTAAGTTCCGTGGAATGAAAATGCCCGGTGGTATTGAACTGAATGGTAGGGAACTTTATGATGATGCTCAAAGAGAAATTGATCAAATCATGGAACGCATGAGTATGGATTATGAAGTGTCAGCCCTAGGTTTGATTGGTTAAGGTAAAGAATAAATGTTAAATTCCTTTTTCCTTAATGGTTCACAGTCAGAACAAGGACTTCTACAAAGTCTAATCAATGAATCCATTGGGATCCACGGGATTGATGTGTACTATATTCCAAGACAATACATTACAAAAAGAACCGTAATAAGGGAAGTTATTGAATCTAAATTTTCTGTCGCCCTTCCTATTGAGGCATATGTTGATACCTACGAGGGTTATGAAGGGGTTGGTACACTTCTTTCTAAGTTTGGTATTCAACAGGTCAATGATCTAACGATCACTATCTCAAAAGAAAGATACGAGAGTTACATTGCTCCTTTAATTGAGAATGTTCCAAACATTGAATTATCTGCCAGACCAAAAGAAGGAGATCTTATCTATTTTCCTTTAGGTGATAGATTATTTGAGATCAAGTATGTAGAGCACGAGAATCCCTTTTATCAACTAAGAAAAACATACGTTTATACATTAAGATGTGAACTATTCCGGTATCAAGATGAAATCATTGAAACTGGTCTTGAATTCATTGACAATAATGTAGTTGATCAAGGGTTTGTTGAAATTTATAAGATGGTTGGTATCGGCATTACCGCAACTGCAACTGCAACCATTGTTAATGGTGGTGTTCGTAGTGTTACCATAATCAACCGAGGTGATGGGTACACAGGACCCCCTACAGTGGGCTTCACGACCGCCCCTGTAGGGGGTCTGACTGCAGTAGGTATCGCTACTATGATTGGTGGCATTGTTGATCTTTGTGAGCCAGATGGGCAGCTCTTTAGAGTACAAGGTGTTGACATTGTAAACGCTGGATATGGTTACACAACGGCACCTACTGTTGCTTTCTATGGTGGTGGGGGTGCGGGAGCAGTTGGTATCGCAAGTATTGGAAATGGTATTGTTGGTGTTATAACTGTTGCCAATCAAGGTAGCGGTTATATAGAGGCTCCTAGTATTACTATTACTGGAATTTCATCAGTGGGTGCCGCTGCTACGGCAATTGTTCAAAATGGTAGGATAACTGCAATTAGAATTGTTAATGCCGGTCTTGGTTATACTGTCGCGCCAACCATTACTATTGCAAGTCCATACATGATCGGATTTGGTACTTTCCAATTTAATGAGGAAGTTGTTGGTAGCATTTCGGGAGCAACCGCCCGCGTAAGGCAATGGGATGCGCTAACCAACTCATTAGAGGTATCTAATGCAAGTCTACCATTTACACCAGGCGAAATTGTTATTGGGAGAGAATCAAGTGCTACATACAAAGTTCTTGGCAACTTTGGTAATCTAACAAATGAGCAATTAGAGGAAGAAGGATTTGAAACTCAATACTTCTACCAAAATGTAGACATTCAAGTAGAAGCCAATAAGATCCTTGATTTTTCAGAGACTAATCCATTCGGTAATCCATAATGTTTGAGCATTTTTACTACGAAATTATTCGTAAAACTATTACTGCCTTTGGGGCTCTGTTTAATAACATTTATATTAAGCATAAGAATAAAGATGGTGATGTTGTATCAACAATTAAGGTTCCTATTGCCTATGGCCCTACGCAAAAGTTCCTTGCCCGACTAAAAGAATCACCTGATCTGAACAAACCCATTCAGGTCACAACTCCAAGAATGTCAATGGAGATCATTGCACTTTCTTATAATGCTCAAAATAAAGGAGTCCAGACCCAAACATTTATTGCTCGGGATGATAACGGAAAACCACGTAAATCATATCTTCCTGTACCTTATACATTAAATTTAGAACTGAGTATTTTTACAAAATTGGAAGATGATATGCTCCAGATTGTAGAGCAAATTCTTCCTTATTTCCAACCTTCATACATTGTTAGTATTACAGTCGTAGATGAAATTAACGAGAAGAGGGACATTCCCTTTACTCTTGATAACATCACAATGACAGATAATTATGAAGGAAACTTTGATGAGCGGAGGGCCCTTATTTGGACCTTAAAATTTAGTGCCCAAATTTATCTCTTTGTACCCATTTCATCTGCTTCTGCTACTGATAGTGAAATCATTAAGAAGGTATCTCTTGGATTTGTTGCTGGCGACTCCTCAGGAAATAATCCGTTTAAAGATGCAACATACTCAATAACACCAACTGCAACAACGAACTATACCGGAACAGTAGTTACAACTATTGCAGTAGAAGCTGATGATGAAACTAAATTTATTCAGTTAACTGATGTTACAAACATAACTGAAAAAACCTTTATCAGTATTAATAATGAAACCATTTATGTTGAAAGTATAGATAATAACGAACTAAAAGTTATTCGGGCAGTTTATGGAACTACAGCAAAAACACACATTGCTGGTAGCGATGTGAAGAATATTACAACAGTTGATAATACATTAATTGTTTATGGTGATAGTTTTGGTATAAATGGAGTGATAGAATAATGGCGACAAAGAAGTTTACTGAATTAAACAATACTTTTAATATTGAATCAGAGCCAGTTTCTGTTGAAATAGAAAAGGTAAAAGAATCTGATCCTATTGAAAAAGTAGATCAATCTCTTATTGATCTTGAAAAAGATTATGTTTACGTTCGCTCCACCATGACAAACATTATTGACAAGGGCAGAGAAGCTCTTGATAATGTGTTAGAGCTTGCCCAGGAAACTGATTCTCCACGGGCTTATGAAGTTGTGGGGCAACTCATTGATAAGATGACAACCAGCACGGAAAAATTATTGGATCTTCATAAGAAGATGAAGGAGATAAAAGAAGGTGAAAGTGGTAATTCTCCAACTAATGTTACTAACAATGCCATCTTCTTTGGTAGTACAACTGAGGCCATTAAGATGATTAAGGCTCAGATGAAGAATGTTGAGTTAGAGGAAGATTCCGATAAATAGTTATTACTAATAGTATAAACTAATGCCAAGTTTTGAGATACCTAAAAAGAGAGGTGTTGAAAAGTTAAACCCAGAGCAGTTTGCGGTATTGAGAAAGCAAGCTCCTGAGAACACTGAAGTTCAAAAGCGAGCTAAAAAGGCAGATGTTTCTTTACCAAGTATTCAAAAAGAAGAGATGACTCTTGTTCAAAAAATTCTTCAAGAAATGGGTTGTGGGTGTGATCTAAAGAAACACAGTACACCGGAAGAAATTGCAGATAAACACGGCAAATCTGTAAAATACATCAACAAGCAACTAAAGGCTGGTATTCAAGTAGAACACGAGCACACTGATAATGAGCATAAGGCAGAAACTATTGCCCTTCAACATCTTGCCGAACGTCCTGATTATTATGAGCAACTGAAGAAGGTAGAGAAAGTCAATGAGGCCAAAGAATCTAAGAAAAAGAAGAAGCAGGATCCTTGTTGGGATGGCTACGAACAGATTGGAATGAAAAAGAAGAATGGTAAGGAAGTTCCTAATTGTGTCCCAGTAAAAGAATCCTATCGTCTCCCCGCCCAGAATGGTCAGCTACTACACATTCTACATTCCTGGCGCGGTAGAATGATGTTTACTCAGTTATTCTTC